TTACACGTTTATGGAAGAAAAATCCTAAGAGACGAAGCAGTAAGATCTGGTGTAATCACAATAGGTTAATTAGGAGGATAATAGAGGACTATGGCAAACTATAATGTAACAGGTGCTGGTGGTACTACTGGGCATCCTGCTAATGGTAGAACACCTTACTTAGTTGAGAACACAGTAGATATATCAGCAATTAACGGAGACAGCGGAGCAGCTCAAAATGATGTTCTAAGAGTTATTGATGTCCCTGCAGAAACTTTAGTTTTACATGCAGGAATGGAGATCTTAACACAATTATCAAATAGTGTTACAGTAGACTTAGGAACAGGAGATGACGTTGACAACTTTGTTGATGGTGATGCAAAAGAAACTGGATTCTCAGTTTTAACTGCGACAGCAAGACCAGTTATCGCAAGTGCAGATACAATTGATATTAAAATCTTAGATGCAGCTTCAACTGCAGGTAAGATCAGAGTATTTGCTTTACTTTGTGATGTTTCTGGAATTGATGAAACAGATAGAAATACAGACGCACAACACGACACATCAGTGTAATCTGTATAATTTTAAGGGGGGCTATATGTCCCCCTTAATTTAATACCCCTATTAAAATAAAAGGAAATATATGGCAGTATACGATTTAAGAAAAAAAACTAATGCTAGTACGGGACAAAAAATTACTATACTTGGTAATAATAATGATAATAGGGTAATAAAATTAGAAAACAGAATTAACAATCAAGAACAAAAACTTGATAAAATATTAGAGTTATTACAAAATGGCAACAACTTACCTAACACTCACAAACAGAGTACTTAGAGAACTAAATGAAACAGAATTAACATCCAGTACGTTTGCCTCTAGTAGAGGTGTGCAGACTGCAGTAAAAGATTTTGTAAATAAAGGTATTCATGATATTTATAATGAAACAGGTGAAATACCTTTACTATATGCAAGAACTACACAAGATTTATTTGTTGGTGATAATGAATATGATTTGCCAAATGATTTAAGAAAAGTAGATATGGATTCATTTTCAATGGGTCCAAAAGAATTGATAACTAATGGTGAGTTTGAATCTAATATAAATAGTTGGACTACTGGTGATGGATCACCATCACACACTACAAGTGGTAATGGTAGACTAAATTTAAATGATGCAGCTGCATATCAAGCTATTAGCACTACAGTAAATAAAACTTATAAAATACAAATTAGAGTTTTAAGTCCAAATAGTTCTAGCACTGCATTAATTGTTAGAGTTGGAACATCAGCGGGTGGAACACAAAATTTAAATACAACACAAGCTGTAACTAATTTTAGAGAAGGTGCTATATTAAATACAACATTTACAGCAACAGCACAAACTTCTTTTGTTTATTTAGAAGCACCAAGTGTACAATTAGATGTTGATTATGTACGAGTTTCTAGAAATGATATTGCTACTAGAAAATTAGTTTTTATATCTTATGATAATTATTTACAATCATATAAACCAACAGATGATACAAATAATAAAGGTAATTATTCAGCACCATTAAGAGTTTATATACTACCTAATTATACATCATTTGGGGTAAGTCCAAGACCAAATACAAATGAATATTCAGTAAATTATAATTATTATCAAACACATACAGATTTATCTGCTCATGGAGATAATATGAGTCTACCTGATAGATTTGCAACATTAATAGTAGATAGAGCAAAATATTATACATATATGTTAAGATCAGATCCACAACACGCACAATTAGCAGATAGAGATTTTCAAAGAAAACTTAGATTATTAAAAGTAGATTATGCTACTAAAAATGATTATATGAGAAGTGATTCAATTGCAGAAAGTATTACTACTAGTATAGGAGGTAGAATAAACTAATGGCTATTAATTTTGCTGGTGAAAAAATAAAAGAACCTGAAGATAATATTAAATATTCTGAAAAAAAATTTCAAAGACAAAGAAATAATGGTCTTACTGAAGAGTTAGATAAATTAAAAATGGCAAAGCTAAATCGTAAAGAAAAAAATGATTTAGAACTTTTAAAACTTAAAGAAGAAAATTCTGAAACTTTTGGACCATTAACTGATAAAGAACAAATTAGATTAAACGATTTATTAATTAAAGAAAAAAAAGAAGATTAATATGCCAACTACAGATTTAATATCACCATTTGTAGTAAGTTGTGCAGGTGGCTTAACACTTAATAAAGATGTGTTTTCTATGCAACCTGGCGAAGCTCTTATACTACAAAATTTTGAACCTGATATAAAAGGTGGTTACAGACGTGTTAACGGAACAGCACAGTATAATACTACAATTGTGCCTCAAGGATCTAGTAATAGTAGTTTAACTGTAGATTGTTCTATAATATTTAATGGACAAATAATTGTTGCTAGAGGTGGGGATATACATAGAGGGACTACATCAGGTAGTTTTACTACTTTAACAACAGGACTTGGTACTTCTACAAGAGCATATGATTTTGAAAAATTTAATTTTGATGGCACAGATAAAATAATTATTGCTACAGGTCATTCACCAGCACAAATAATTAATTCTAGTTTTGCAGTTGATGTGGTAAATGCAACAGGTGGTGGAACTGCACCTAGTAATCCTAAATTTGTAAAAGCATTTCAAAACCATATGTTTTATGCTGGTGCAACTAATTCACAAGAAGTTATATTTAGTGTACCATTTGCAGAAGATAATTTTACATCAGCTAGTGGTGCAGGATCATTTAAAGTTGACTCAGCTGTTGTAGGAATGAAAGTATTTAGAAATGAATTAATTATATTTTGTGAAGATAGAATTTATAAATTAACAGGTACATCATCAAGTAATTTTGCTGTTCAAGAAGTTACTAGAAATATTGGATGTAGAGATGGTGGTAGTATTCAAGAGATAGGTGGTGATGTTATATTTTTAGCACCTGATGGATTAAGAACTATTGCTGGTACAGCTAGAATTGGTGACGTTGAACTTGGCTCTATATCTAGACAGATACAAACTAGAATTGATGATATAGGTTTAGATAGAATATCATCTGTAGTTATAAGATCAAAATCGCAATATAGATTATTTTATCCAACAGATGCTGGTGGTCAATTATCAGCAAAAGGTATTATAGGTGTATTAAAAACTAATCCTAATACAAGATCTATTGGATTTGAATACGCAGATATAGTGGGTATTAAACCAGCTTGTACAGATTCAGATTTTATTAGTAATGTTGAAACACAAGTATTTGGTGGTTATGACGGTTTTATTTACAAAATGGAAACTGGTAATACATTTGCTACAGGTGCAACTACTACAACTATCCAAGCAGTATACAGATCACCTGATATGGTAATGGGTGATCCAGGTGTAAGAAAATATATGCAAAGAGTTAATTTAAACTATGAAGGTGAAGGTACATCAATTGATGCAAATTTAGCTCTTAGATATAATTATGATGATCAAAATAGTCCACAACCAGCTAAGATTGCACTACCTAGTGTAGGAGGTGCTGGACAATATGGAGCTGCTAAATATGGTAGTTCTTTGTATGATGCATCGGGTGTTCCATTAGTAAGACAATCAGTAGAGGGATCAGGTTTTGCAGTGGCATTACAAATAGATGATCAAAATAGTGCAGATTCATTTTCAGTTAAAGGATTTCAATTAGAATTTACCCCAGGAGGAAGGAGATAATGGCAGGCTATTCGGCACGACAGTCAAGTTATACAACAGGTGATACTATTACGGCTGCTCACAGTAATGATGAGTTTAACCAAGTATTAGCTGCATTTCATGCAACTACAGGACACTCACATGATGGAACAGCAGGTGAGGGTGGACCTATTAGTACACTTAGAGATGCTGACTCATTAAATAAAATATTAGTTGATACAACTAATAATCATTTAGAATTTTATGTTGAAGTATCATCTTCAGCAGTACAACAGTTAAGAATACAAGATGGTGCTATCGTACCTATTACAGATAATGATGTAGATTTAGGAACTTCCTCTCTTGAATTTAAAGATTTATTTATAGATGGCACAGCTAATGTAGATACATTAAATTTAGATGGCACAGATATTACAGCTACAGGTGCTGAAATTAATTTAATAGATGGTGGAGCT